CATACAATCTTGGGATACTGCGTTCTCTACCCGTACTACAGCCGATTATTCTGCAGTAACTACGTGGGGAATCTTTAATTCTGGCTTTGATATGCCTAATGTAGTACTATTAGGGGCAGAAAGAGGACGTTGGGACTTCCCAACCCTACGTGAAAAAGTAGTTAGTAAGTTTGATCAACATGATCCTGATACAGTATTGATTGAGAAGAAAGCATCTGGACAATCTTTGATTCAAGACTTACGTATGACTGGTATTCCTATACAAGATTACCAACCTGATAGAGATAAAGTAGCTAGAACTTATGCTATTACTTCATTGTTTCACAACGGCAGAATTTATGCCCCCTTTAACAAGGCATGGGCTAAAGAAGTAATGGACGAAGCAAGAACCTTCCCATCAGGGGCACACGATGACTATATGGATACTTTAACACAAGCATTATTATGGATTCGTAACGGTGGATACGTCACACACAAAGATGATACGTGGCTTGACAAAGCGGAAGAAAGTATTTATAATAGAAACCGTAGAGCATTTTATTAATAGGGAGACTTAAAGGAAACAAAATGGCAATCGAAAAAGTTATTACTCCAGATTTGGATACACCTACAGTTGAAATACCAACTGACGAAGATATACAACTAGATGAAGCAGGCAATGCAGAAGTAACGCTGCAAGATGATCAAGCTATGGCTGAGGCAGAAGCAATGGGTCTTATGGATGACATGATGATGCCTATGGCAACTGAGCATGATGCAAACTTAGTTGAGTTTATGGACGAGCAAGATATTACAGAACTTGCTAATGAATTATATGAAGGATATCAAACAGATAAAGAAGCTCGTGGTGAATATGATGAGATTGCAGAAGATGGTGTTAATTTATTAGGATTATCTTATGATGATTCTAGTCAACCTTTTCCTGGAGCATGCGGATCTACACACCCGGTTCTTGCACAATCAGTAGTTAAGTTCCAAGCAAAAGCTTTTAAAGAATTATTTCCAACAGAAGGTCCAGTTCGTACTCGTATTATGGGTGTACAGACTGATCAAAAAATGCAACAAGCTAATCGTGTTAGAGATTTCATGAATTGGCAAACACAAATTCAAATGCCAGAGTATGGTCCTGAGTTAGATCGTTTATTATTTCATACGGCTTTATATGGTTCTGCATTTAAAAAAACTTATTGGGACGCAACTTTAAATAGACCACGCACTGAATATATTAAAGCACAAGATTTTTATGTAGACTATTATGCATCTAATTTAGAAACAGCAGAACGTTTTACACACAGATACACACTCTCTTCAAATCAAATTAGAAAATTACAATTAGCAAAATTATTTGCTGACATAGAATATTCAGAAGATTCAGAGATATCAGAATCAGCTGCAGACGATGCAGCAAACGAAGCTGTTGGTTTAAGTAAGCCTGGCAACAATAGTGAGCGAGTAGAAATTTTAGAGATGCATGTAGATGCAGATGTTCCTGGCTTTGAAGATCCTACTGGAGTTAAACTTCCTTACATTGTTTACATGACTGCAGATCAAAAAGTTTTATCTATTAGAAGAAACTGGGACTTAGAAGATCCATTCAGAAAAAAGAAATTATATTTTACACACTATACTATGATACCTGGTTTAGGTTTTTATGGTTATGGTTATTTACATTTAATTGGTGGTTTAACAAAAACCGCAACTTCATCAATGCGCCAGCTTATTGACGCTGGAACATTCGCAAATTTACCAGGAGGATTCAAAGCTCACGGATTACGTGTCTTAGCACCCGATGAACCTATTGCCCCTGGTGAATGGCGTGAAGTAAATAGTCCGGCTGGTGATCTTGGAAAGTCTCTACAACCTTTGCCATTTAAAGAACCGTCAAGTACATTATTTAACCTAATGCAATATGTAACTAACGCCGCACGTGAGTTTGCAGATGCCACAGATAATGTGGTAGAATCTGGAAGCAATTACGGACCGGTCGGAACCACTATGGCTTTACTAGAACAATCTAGTAAATTGTTTGCAGCGGTACATAAACGTATGCATGAAGCACAAACTAAAGATTTAAGAATTCTTGCAAGATTAGATCAAGAGTATTTACCAAATGTATATCCTTACGAAGTAGCAGGTGGGGCACAGCAAGTATTTAGTCAAGACTTTAATCTAAAAAGCATTGATGTAATTCCTGTGTCAGATCCTAATATGCCTACAGAAGCGCATCGTATTGCTAAAATAAATGCAATTATGTCTATAGCACAACAGAATCCTGCACAATATAACATGCAATTAATTAGTCAAGAGTTGTTTTCTGCTATGGGTGTTGAGGATCCTAAAAGATATTTAGCACAATCACAACCTCCATTTACTGGAGACCCTATTACTGAAAATATGATGGCTATGAAAGGTTCACCTTTAAAAGCTAGAATAGATCAAAATCATGATGCTCATATTATTGTACATGGAACTATGTTACAGAATCCAGCGTACAATGAAAATAGACAGATGGCACAAATATTAATGGCACACATTCAAGAACATTTATCTATGAAGTATAGACAAGAAATGGCTCAGATGATTCCTGATCCACAAATGCAACAAATGATTATGTCTAGTCCTATGGAACAACAGCCTGGTCAACCTGGGCAACCTGGTCAAATGCCACCACAACAGCTTCCACCTGAATTAGAAAATCAAATAGCAATGATGTCAGCTGAAGCTTCAGATAAAGTATTACAACTTGATGAAGAAAAAGCTAAGATCATGGCAGGTGAAAAGAAAGATCCTCAAATTGAATTACAAGAAAAAGATCTTGCTTTACGTGCACAAAAAATGATGAATGATTTAAAAGTTCACGAAGATAAAATGGCTTTAGAAGAAGCACAAACTATTATTCAAGATGAAAACAAAGATGAAGATCGTAAACTAAAAGAAGATAAAATGATGATGGATCAAATGAATAAAGAAAGTGAAATGAAACAAGAGCTAGTAGAAAAAGCAATGGATGTTGCAACACAAACAGGAGCTAGTGCAATTAAAATCAGCGGAGAGATTTAATGGTTTGGATCTTAACAGTAATGATGTGGTACGGGGGAGAAGAAACTAGAAACAGTTATCTTCAAGAAATACAATTTGGTTCTGAAGATGCTTGTCAACAATATTTATTTGATAATAAAGTTACATTAGTAGATAGTTTATTATTAAAATTTAGAAATGTAGATGGAATGTCAATGCAATCATTTGAATATTTTTGTGAAGGTAAATTTGTAGAACTAGATGAAGTATGAAAAGATTAGACGTAGATGAAAACACCGCTATCTCGATGCCAGCGCGCAACCTTATTACTATTATTGGCGCTTGTCTTGTGGGTGCTTGGTTCGGGTTTGGCGTCATTGAGCGACTTAATAGTATAGAGTCAAATATATTGTTAATGGAAAAAGATTTAGAAGCTGCAAATAATTTTATAGACGGGGTTCCTAAAGGAAATATGGTCAGCCCACAAGTTCAGGAGCTTTATATGTTAGTTGAGTATTTAGGTGAGAATGTAGAAAAATTAAAAGAACAAATGGAAAGTGAAATACCTATGATATTAAAAAATGACATGGTCATACAGTTTCACGAAGAAAGATTGATGGATCTAGAGGCTAAACAAAATGGAAACCATTAAAGTTGTATTTGCAATACTCATGATACAAAACGGTTCTACAGTAGAGATGGTGCCCACTGAAGGCCTTAGCGACTGTCTCAAACAGAAACGTATTATCTCTCGTAACATAGGAGAGGAACAAGAAGGTATATACATGAGCTGCAAAGAAGTAGAAGCAATTGTATATGAAGATATGGGTCGATTAAAAATTAAAAAGATTATAGAATGATAACAAGGGCACGAACAAAAATGACAACTAAAAGAAAACCAGCAACTAAATCAAAATCAACAGTTAACAAAGCAGGTAACTATACTAAGCCTGGAATGCGTAAGAAGATATTCAATAGAATAAAATCTCAAGCATCTCATGGTACTGGAGCTGGGCAGTGGTCTGCTCGTAAAGCACAAGCGTTAGCTAAGGCTTATAAAAAAGCAGGTGGTGGATACAAAAGCTAATGTTTAAAATAAAACCTGTTAGAATAGGAAGCCGTATGATAACATCTACATATAAAAATTTTCCTATAAGCAGATTGAAAGAATTATATAATGGCACTAAAAAAAAGTCAAAAAAGTCTTAAGAATTGGAGCAAACAAAAGTGGCGTACTAAGTCAG